AAGTGTCTTGCGCTCCGTCATACCAATCATCATTTTTTTCCAGATAAACACCATCATACAATTCAGTTTTCATTTTATAAATTTTTGCGAGAATGTCTACCTTACTCACTGTACCACGTGACATAACGTTGCATAATACTAATATCTATTTACAAAAAAAAGGGAGCCCACAGGCTCCCTTGTGTTGTTTTGTGAATAGATCACATGAGGTTCTTAACAAGTACTCTTCTGTAGTACTGGTTACGGTTTGATGTGAGAGTCTCAGCATCTGGGGTTCCGTTTGCCTGAACAACAAATGGGTTAGCAACCATTCCGTAACGGGTCTTAAATCCAATTTTAGGTTGGAAGGTGTTAGGATCGATTGAACGTAGCATCTGAAGGGGAACATATGGGCAGTAGAATAGTCCTGCGTCATATGGTGAAGTACCCTTATAACCAACAACATAGTAGTGGTTGCTGGATACGTTTGCCGAATAAGGATCAACATAGACCTTGATTCTGCCGTTCATGGTTCCTACAAGGAGGTTGCCAGTGTCATCTATTTCACCGATGGAAAGACCACCAGCGCCAGATAGACCTGAGGAATAGTCTAGGGTTCCACTCATAGCGAGAGCAGAAGCAACATCAGCAGAAGTGATGATGAAGTTGCCCTTTCCTCTACGAGTTTGCTGAGCGATAGCGTTAGCATCACGCTCAACTTGGAACATTAGACCTTTGAACTTCTCAACTGACCAACGACCGTTTGAATCAACATCGAGATCAAAGATACCAGCGTTAGCAACGTTGTTTTGAGCACCAGGCTTGGCAACGGTGTAAACGGTACGGACAACTTCGCGGTTGATTTCAGCGAGGATCTCGCTTGAAAGTAGATTGGCGAGCTCTTGCTCAGCATCAAGACCGTGGATTGCCTTGAGGTCTTGTGCTAACTCTAAGGTGTATTCAGCCTTGAGTGCTCTGGTACGTGCTTGTACCGAAGTCTTCTCGATGCTGAAGCTCATCTCGTTGAAGAGAGTAGCGCCAGAACCTAGAGTTTCTGCATTTTCACGAGCAATTCCTGTTGTACCGCGCTCATAAGTGCCGCTATCATTAAGCAGACCAGGGTTGGCATCGGTAGTACCGCCGTCACCACGAGGATGAGTGTCATCACCACCAGCAGCGTTAGTCTGGTTGTATGTAGCAGAACCTGCAGAAGAGGCAGAGAAATTGCTATCAGGCTCGTTGAAGAGAGCTTCTGGACCTGCACGAAGGGCAGAACCATTTTCTTGATAGTGATATTTCATCGCAAAGATAAGTCCAGTAGGACCGCTCATTGGTTGAACACCGCAAATATCATAGGCAACGAGGTTAGGCATTGCTCTGCGGATTAGGGAGATCATAACAGGATCGAAACCTGCAAGACCACCAGTTTGTGTTCCTAATGTGCCACCCGAGAGTGCGTTGGAACCAATAGCACCAACAGTGTTGGTTGCTTCGTTGATCATACCACGCTCTTCGCGTAGTGCTTTTTCTGTGTTTTCTAACAGAACAGCGGTAACAGCCTTTCTATAATTGTCTTTGATAGCGCCAGCGCCTTCATGACATAGAACAGGAGACCACTTTTCAGTTAGAGCTTTTGCGTTAAACATTTGTCTGCTCCGTTTGAAAAATAGGGGATTAACGAATAATCAGTTTGCCCAGCGGTTTAGTGCCTGGAGGTACGTTGCCATTGCTGGTGTTACCTCTTGACCCATACCGTCTACTGGGGTTTCGTCAGAAACTTCTGTTGGAGTTGCGACTGATTCTTTGAAGTATGACTCCTTAATGGTTTTCACCTTTCTGGAGAAATCTTCTTCTGAAACAAACTCAAGTCCTTCAGCAAGTGCTGCGAGTTTTTCTTTTTGAGTATCTGCGAGTCCCTCTGAAACAATGTTCAGAACATTAATTTTAGCAGTCTCATTAAGACGATTTTGTAGTTTCACATTAGCTTTGACCTGTTCGTCAAGGCGCTCTTCCATCTCACGAATTGTGTCAACCATACCTTCTACCACATCAACCTTTTCGTCGGGGATAGAGATATAGTGCTCTTCAAAGAGACCCTTAAGACCTGCAATGAAGTCTTCAGTAATCTCATTTCTGATACCACGGTCGATGGCTACTTGGTTTTCTTCCATCCACTGACCAATAGCGTAGTTTACTGTGCCATTAACTTCTTCAGCAAGTTCGTTTTTGATTTCTTCTATTTGCTTGTCAAGTTCAGAGGCAAAGTATACTACAAGTCTGTCATACTCTTCGTTGAGTTTTGCTGTAACGGCTGCTTCAAAAATTGTCTTTGCCTTTTCAGCAAACTCAGGTGAGAGTTCTGTGCCCTCAAGGAGAGCATTTACATCGTCGGTCATATCAATTTCAAATCCGGCACGGATTGGATAAGTGACATTTCCGCCCATTTTAGTGATGCCGTATGCTGCGGCAACATTTACTGTTGGTTGTATTCCTTGATCACCAGCATCTTTTTTGTTGGCAAACTGAGGATCACCAGAAATTTGCGAGATAGGTGCTGATGCTTTAGCACCAGGGTTCTCTTCTCCATCTTCATTGTTAGCATGAAGTGGTGCGGAAGTAGAACCACCAAGATCGGCAGGAGATGATTGACCAATCGCAACCGAAGGTTGAACGGTTGGTTGAGGATCCTTGCCGCCAGCCCTCGCAGTCTGAACGTCAGAAACCTGTGAAGGATCGCTACCTGCGCCAGGAATTACAGAAGCTTGAACAGTTGGCATAGGATCGCCAGCTTCCAGAATAACTTTTTGCTCAGTAACAAACTCTTCAAACTTTTCATTTAGCATATCTGACATTTGAGTTTACCTCTTTGTTTCCGTATAATTAATCTAATTTTATTTATGATATCATAAATTTGAGAGAAAGTTCTCAAATACTTTGAGCGTTCTTACCTCTAAATTTTGACGAGTTGCCTCGTCAATATATTTTCGGTATTTATCAACTTTTGCTTCTTTTAGAATACCATTCTCCCAAACCCACTCTTTTCCTTCCATGATGCCATTTACAAAAGCATCTGGTGCGGAGGGATCTGCTACAATATCAGCAGCAGTTGTGAGCATAAAGTCATCACGTACAATCGCAATATCTTCACGTTTATCAATGCTACCCATACCACGAGAAGAAACACCAAGTTGTACTCCTTCGTCTAAAAGTGAACGAGCGATGTTTCCCATTGGTGTATCTAAAATTTGTGCCTTGCCATAGAAATTATGACCTTCTGCACGAAGTTCTGTAATTCTATGTGATACTCTATCAAGATTTACAGTAGGACCATCTGGATGTCCAAGTTCACCAAGAGCTCTTTTTAATTTTACATACTCTTCGTTATATCTTGCTACCTCACGATTGAGGATATCAAACGGATACATACGACCGTTACGATTCTTCAATTCTGACTGAAGAAATACTCCTTCAATGTAAAGAAGTTTTCTCCCATTCTTTTCTTCCATAAGAACTTTTATGTCCTCAATCTGTTCCGTTATCAGTTTCATCGGTCTCTGTTTGCGTTGGTTCGTCAAAGAATGTGTTTGCCACAACTTGTTTGTATTGCGCCATAGCATCAGATGCCTTGGCAAAAAGCATGTCGTGGATAGTATCAATCGCTGTCGCTCTATCATTGTCGGCAATTTTGCCCACGATATCTACAGCACCTAGCTGCGTATCATTATTTTCTGTCATGATAATATATCAATATATTTTTATTTAGACTTTGGCGCTAGTTTAGATTGCTCTTTCATCTTTTCAAGTTTTCTATCCAAACTAGCATCTGCAGATTCTGCTTCTCTTGATGCCGCATCCTGTGCTTGGATATTTGAAATCTCTGGACTAAATGCTGAATTTTGTTTTGACATCGTATCCATCATATTCGTCTGCTTGGGATCAATAGCAAGACCTGAACTAATTTCAGACTTGATTTGTTTATCAATTTCTTTGAAGGTCTTATCAGTTTGATTGAGAATATGACGACGGATATATTCAACGGAAAAATACTTACCTGCAAGGGGATCCATCTGAGTAACAACAGCAATACGCTGTGTCATTATTTCAATTTCTTTCAGTTCGTTGAAATGATTGTCAAACAAGAAGTCATATTGGATATGCTCCTTCATGTCATCCCAATCTTCCGGTGATATAACACCTTTGATGATCAATTGCGTCTTCAGCATGTCTTGGAACATCTCGCTGAAACGCTTGCGAAGACGACCTATGAATTTGGCAAACTTAAGTTCATCCCTGAGAACTTCTGTGGTTTTACCAAGATTAAACCCTTTGTTGTCATCCGTAAGGCGGGAAGGTGGTAAGTTGAGTGAGTTGTAAAGCTTCTTCTTGAAATACTCAACATCCTTGAGTTCACCAAGGTTTTGACCGCCTGGTAGTGTAGTGATTTCAGTTCCTCTACCACCTTCACGGCGAGGGAGCCAGAAATCTTCAAGCATCGACATATGCTTTTTATCATCACGCATCTCTCCAGTAGATGAATCATAAACTAATTTATTTCTGTAACGAGACATTACATCACGAAGGTATTGTTCTGCTTTTACCTTTGGCAGATTACCAACATCGATGTAAAAAATTCTACGTTCTGGTGCTCTTGATAATCTGTAGATTACCAAGCTGTCTTCAACCATGCGGAGTTGATTGAGAGACTTAATTGCTTTATGCAGAAAACTCAACACCATTCTTTTATTGAGATCTTGTAGTCCTGAAGGAACGAAGGTGATGGAGTCTGGTGCTATCTTTACGCCCTTAGATAAAGACATATCACCAACTGGTCCTAACACTCCGCCTTGATAAAATCCTTTTGGATTATACAAGAAATAATCAACAAACGTTCCATACTCATACTCTAGTGCTGTGCCTTTGATTGCCGCACGAGAAAGAGAATCTTTTGGTGAGTTATCAATTTTTTGGCGAACTTTCTTGATCTTCATAGGATCAACGTAACGAAGTTCGACAATTCCTTTCTTTGGATTATCTAAATCAACAACTTTATGGTAATATAGTCTACCATCAATATACCAATTACGCACAATTTCATGTGCTCTATTATCAAAATTTAAAAGTTTTTTAATATGCTCAAACTCAGTTCTAATTTTATTTTTAACTCCAGAACCAACTTCTAGATTATCTAAATTAATTTCAACTGGAGTATCGTTAGCATCACTTACGATAAATTCATTAACAACTTCATCAATAGCACTATCAACTTCTGGATGAAGTGCCATATCACGATAGCGACGGATTAACTCAAACTCATTACGA